CCAATATTGCCCAATTATTTGCCCAGTCGTATTATTGCTACTTATTGCAACATCAAAACCAAATGTGCAAAAAGCCGCCGAAAAAATGTTGCCAACATAACTGACGGTATCTGGGTTTCCTGCGCTACCCACAAAAGCCGCGCTTAAATTTGTTGCAGTGTGCGCCCAGTAATATTGCGTTGTTTTGTCCGTTGTATTTTCCCTGAACCTAAATTGTAAAGCGCAATTATTATTACTTGATAAAATGCCTGAAACTCTATAACGACCATTTGCTACTAATCCAGTCACTATTAAACCTGATGATGATGACAATGTATTCGTGCTTAGAGACTGAATTGCAACATTTTTGCCACCTGTAATGCTAAAAAGGCTGGCATCAATGTCATCGCCAAGGGTCTCAATGGCGGTTGCGCCATCCTTTACATAATCGGTAGATGTAGGTACATCCCACCCGTAATTAGGGGTTGTTGTTGCCATTTATAAATCCTCCCATTGGATACTTGCATTATACGTTGCCCATGTCTGTGTTGGTGGGACTTGATACCAAATAATTGATGAATATGTCTCGGAATATGCCGAGCAGGTTAAAGCCAATTCGGCGGTGTATCGGGTTAAGTTCCATGTGTAACCCTCAACAAAGCCATCAAAGGTTGTGCCAAAGACTGCTGGCAATGCTGTTGTATTGATTCTTAGCCCGTTGTAAACCGCAACTAGTGAGTCCCTTGTGGCATCGCTGACAGTTGGCGAGTGCAGTGGGATCGTAATTTGCTCTGGATACATTCGTGGGTAAGCGCGTGACTCAATAAAGTCGGCAGCCTGTGCTTCGGCATCGGCAAGGTTATGCAACTGAGTTGAGCGTGTGCCTGATAACTGGCCATAGATAATGATTGATTGCTCATCTCGGGCACTAGCCTCACCTGCCCGGTAGGTAAGTGTGGCATCATTTACAATTTCGCCCCATTGAGCTGCAGTGCGCAAGCCTTGGGCAAGGATGTCATCAGCTGTAAGTTCGAGCGGTGTGGCTGTGGCTCTAGCTAAGTAATCGTCATAATGTAATGACCCTGTGCCATTTTCCCACAATACGCCTCGACCAGAGTTGGCAGCTTGTACGGCTAAAGCATAGGCATCAGTTTCGCCACCACTGTATGCCTGTAATTCGTATTGTCCCGGTGTATCAATGTTGGCAACTAGATCATCAACTAGGCTTTGCCCTACAGCATCATAACTTGACCAAGTAACGCCAGTTGGTAATCCTGCCCATGTAAGCGTAGGTGATACATCATCCCATTCAGTTAAAAAGGCTTCGGTCAGGATGTTTAAGATTCTTGTGCCGTCATACTCTTTGGCATAGTTTGATGCACCGACTAAACGGCGGTTTAAGTTAGCCAATGGGCCAACGGCTGTAATTGAGTAAATGGCTATTGATCCATCAGAACCATAGGCACTTAGGCTTATGTCAATGTCTGAAATAGTGCCATAAAAAATGTCTTGTGTTCCTGTAGTGCCTTTATCAATGCTGATTGATACTGACTGACTTAATGCCACATCTAATGGCTCACTGGCATCAGTCCATAATTGGATGCTGGCATAGCCCGGTTGCGGTTGTTCGGTTACATCATTACGGCCACTGCGGATTGAAATAGATGAGATTGTCTGATCCGCATAAGTTACGTTGCCATTAAAAGTAACCGTTGGATAAGGATCATAGGTTGTCACAATGTTGCCCCGACTAGGTTGATAGCACCTGTACGGCGTGATGAGTCTTGTAATAATCGCTCAATGCTACGGCGAGCAGACTCACCATCAATAACACCATTCATGATTATGGTTACACCTTGGCCGCCATTGTCTGGGCGTACAGATCCCGATCCACTAGGCACAAACATTTCAGGGCCAAACTCGCCTACCCTTGTCATTTGACCAGCAAAGACTGGGCCACCAGCTGCTCTTGATGTGTAGCCAAGTGCCTTACCTAAACGAGAGTCAGCAAACTTTGGACCCTCGCCCGGGTCAATGCTGATAAAGTCTAGAATCTTGCCACCCAAATCTCGGGCTTTCTTGTAAGCATTTGCTACTGCGTTAATGCCGTTGGCTACTGAAACTAATGCATTTGCAAGCGTCTGCAATGAACCAGAGGATTCATCGCCATCGGCGGTTATTGTTGTAAATAATTTGCCAAAGGCATCGCTCAACGCCTTTAGTGATGTACCAAGGCTATATGCCCCAGTATCGCCAACACTTGCGCCCAACTCAATGGCTCTGCTACTCAGACCGTTTGGATCATCGCCACTAAAACCTTTTGCAACTTGGTTAACTTGTTCTAGCAAAACTTTAAGTGTCGGTAGTAATGCCACACCAATAGATTCTTTCAGTTCGCCTACACGCTCTGTAACAATAGCCAACTGACCTGCATAGGTTTCAGTGTTGGCTTTGGCTGCGCCACCAAATAAACGTACAAGTTCACCTTGGACTAGATTGAAATCCCCAGACTTCTTGATCGCATCATCTAAAGGAATGCCTAACTTAGTTAATGCGCCTATGTTGCCGTTGTAAGCCTTGGAAAGTGTCAGGGATACGGTTTCAAGGTCTTTACCTGTAGCTGCGGAAATGTCCATAGCAAGGTTGGTAAGTTGCTGGGCCTTGCCTACATCGCCAGTGGCTCGGGCTAGGTTAGCCAGTGCCGGGCGCAACTTAGTATCAGCAACACCAAAGGCCAACTGTTGCTTAGTAATGTAACGTTCGGTGGCATCAATAAGTGGATCAGTTGCATTAGTTGTGTTGCGTAATGCTTCAGCAAGTTGTTTTTGTGATGCTTCATCCTCAACGGCTGCCTTAACACCGTCAATACCAATCTTGATCGCATAAGCCCCGGCAGCTGCACCAGCGACAGCAAAAGACTTGGCCATGGCTTTTGAATATTTGGCAACTTTATTGCTAAAAGATTTCGTTGAATTGTCGGCCTTGTCCATGCCAGATAGAAACTTTTGCACATCGGCAAGTAAAGATAATTTGAGTGTTCTTACATCAGCCATTATGGTGTCCTAGCCCAGTTGTCCAGTACTTTGTTTACAGCTGCAAACCACTTTTTCTTAATTTCTGGTTGCATTGCTTTAAGCGTTGGGAAAATCCAATATCCAGTATTACCGCGACCCTCACGACTGGTACGTGGTGGGAATCTAAAACCACCATTAGGGAATGCATTGGCGTTGCCAAAGGCATTGCGATCTCCACCAAACTCATTACCAAATAGCAACTGGCCAGCATTTGCCCCACCTGATACGCGACCTTTGCCACCGCCTACATAAACAGTTGGTACACGATCTCTAGCTGCTCTTACGGTTTGAGCAACAATACGCGCTTGCTTAGGGTAGTAAGGATGAGCAAAACCAGCCTGTTGTATACCTGTAGCAGTCCAAGCACTAATTGAATACACATCATCTTTGAGTTCAACTTGTGACTCTTTTTCCATAAGACTTAATACTTTCAATAAGCCTCGATAGTCAGCAAGGTCTGGCCTGACTGTAATTGTGGTTCTTGTTTCAGCCATGTCCATTCCTCTCTGTTATCAGCTCTACAGCCGTATTGATGTCAGCGAGTGACCATTGGTAAAGATCGGCTAAGGGAATCCCGGTAACAACTGCTATTCTGACGAGTCCGTCAGCGAGTTGTCTTTTGGGCTTTCCTCGACCACCTCAAAGGTTTCAAACTCATTGGTAACCCATGCTTGCTGACTTGGTAACTTGGTATGCCCTTGGGCCTTAGCGGCCTTGTAAAGCATGCAAGTAATGACATCCAGCGAGCCTTGGCTCATCTTTTCAGCTGCTTGGCTAACGGTGTATCCGAGTTCTCTTTCGATCTCGATCCATAACCAAGCACTTTCGTCACTCACTATGTAGTTATTGCCCTGTTTTGTTGTAACTGTGTATTGCATAATGGTTGCCCTGTTCTATTCGTTAGGCTCGTGCGACTGTTCCATCCTCAACAACGAAGCTGAGGCTGGTAGTTAGTACATCAGTGGCCGCGCCACCAACTGTTGGAAATACCGGAAATACGTTGCCAGTAAATGTGTCACCGTTTACATCAAATGAGAATGCCAGCGATGTATCAGGTGCAGAGTTGGCTGCATCCCAAAGCGCGCTAATGATTCCTGCTGATGAGCTGTCATCTAAGTAAAGTTCCACATTTAGTGTGGCGGTCTTATCTACTGTCTTGTAGGCGCGACCTGATAGGACTTCAAGTACCTGCTGGTTGTTTTCGCGTTCCAGAGTTACTGTGGATGCTTGGTCAGCGTATGACACAGAGTTGATGCTCAAAGTCAGATTCCGACCAGTTATGTATGTTGCTGGCATGACTTGCCTTTCTAGTTGGTTGTGACCATCTCTATGTTGA